AGAGAGTTTATGGAAATAATGGCACTGTGCAGCTTATGGTACCAGAAGACCGTGCTTTAACAGATGGTCAGCTACAATTATTCAAAATGGTTTTACAAAAAGGCTTACCTAACCAAGCTCCCGTTAGTATGCAAGGTAAACAGAACCCAATGGAGTCTGGAAAGGTTAATATTACTATAAATCAAACTGGACCAAGTGTTGATTTTGATACTTTATCCGCCCCTGTTGACGGTGTTATCCAAGGAAGAGCCGAGAAAGTAAATACTTTATCCTTTAAGAGACCTACTAAAAATGACTGATGTTACTTTTGAGGCACATCATGCCCAGCAATTAGTATTAGAAGACACTCACAGATTTATTACTTTGGTATGTGGTCGAAGATGGGGCAAGGACCACATGGCTGCTATAAAAATTTTATCTCATAGCTTAACTCACAAGAGTCCTCGAGGTAAAAAATTATATGCATGGTTAAATCCCGTCTATAACCCGCAAGGGAAAGAAAGTTTTAGAGTGTTTAGAGCTTTTGCGGAGAGTGGTGGTTTAGTGGAGAAGTGTATTGAGACACCTCCTATGGAAGTTCGTTTAATAAATGGAGACAGGATTACATTTTTCTCAGCCGATCAACCAGATAACCTTCGTGGTGGTCAGTATGATGGAGTAATATTGAATGAGGCAGGTTTTATTTCTGATCTAGATGAGCTTTGGTCTGGTCCTATTGCTGCGATGTTATTAGATAGAACAGGTTGGGCATGGATTATGGGGACCCCAAAGGGTAAAAATGCTTTTCATAAATTTTATCTTAGAGGTTTAGACAAAGAATTAGAGAACGGAACACCTAATCCTTGGAAGACTTTCAGGTTTCCAACTAAGACTAACCCTTTTATCAGTGATGAGGAACTAGATAGACTTCGTGATGAATTACCTTCTGATATGTTTAAACAGGAATTCATGGCTGAGTTCATGGATACAGGAGGTGCAGTCTTCCGTGGCTTAGATCAAATGATGGTTCGAAGTGAGAACACCACTTTATTACCACAAGCTGATGGATGTCGTGTAGGTATTGACTTAGCCAAGCACACTGACTTCACTTGTTTGGTAGCTTTGGATTCAAGTAATAACGTAATTGGGTTTGATAGGTTTAATCAACTTGATTGGTCAATCATAAGTCAACGTATAGAATATTTTTGCTCAAGGTTTCGTGGTAAAGTTATTATGGATGCCACAGGTGTTGGTGATCCTATCTTTGAAAATCTATCCAGTAAGGGTTTAGCGATTGAGCCAGTAAAATTTACTAATGAAAAGAAAGCACAAATGGTTCAGAACCTGATGCTTTTAATAGAGGAAGGTGTTTTAAGAATACCTCAACCAGGAACAATTGCAGATCCAAGTCACGATACTACTCATTTATGGAGAGAGTTAGAGGCTTACTCTTATAGTATCACATCAACAGGAAGAATAAGATATGAAGCTCCTAGAGGTTTTCATGATGATGCAGTAACCGCATTATTCCTTGCAGCTTCTTCTATGCCGTTAATGATGAACGCAACAATTAATAATATAGACCTTGATAATGTACGAGGAATAGGAGAATTAGAAAACTCTTACTAGCTTTTTGTTAGAATATAGTGTAGATTTATGTCTATGTCTTGGGGTATAATACAGTTATGGATAGATATAATGCAGCCTAAAAACATAAACATCAAGAAAGCAAAGAGACCAGTAGTTAAAACTAAAGGCAACATGAAGAATGGTTGCATTATTATGGAAAAGAGTGATGCAATTCATTTTGCACCTCGTAGAAAGAAAACATAAGGATTAACATGGCAGATAAACGAGGCGATCAATCAGGTTTAGATTCAATAGTCTATAACACAGACAAAATAGCTGACAATGCTGCGGGGGAAAGAATGAATGAGATTGTTGGTCCCGATGTAATGGGTCCACAGGTTAACCCTATGGAGGCTATTAAGAATGCTAGAGATGACGTTAAGAGAGATATTGTTAACGATATACAGGTGGTTGAAGAATATAGTAGATTATCTGATGCAGAAGACCCTGAGTCTACTAAGCCAGATATGGGATCTATTAGAGACCGCATGGAAGTGGTTAGAGCAGAAGTGCAAGTGGGAGTGGACCAAGTTGCTCGTGCACTGGATAACTCTGAAAACGCTGCACAAAATTTGGATAAAGATACAGAAAAGAAAATCGTAGACTTTGTACATTCACACTTTGATTTAAGCTATGACCGTATATCTAAGAGATATGACTACTGGTCAGATGCAGAGGTAACTCATGATATTTACGTTCCAAGCAGAGTTGTTGATGATGTTAGATCTGCTAGAACAGCTTCCGCAGGGAGTAATAATAGCACTAACTCTCGTAACTCTAAAAAATATAGGCTAATTGATCAGATTAAAACAC